TAGAAGCTGGGTGTCTGGCAAGGGTCTGCGTCTGCCCGACGAAGCCCTTACTAGATATGGTGTGGCCAAAGCGGAAGCCTGTAAAGCGATTTCTTCCAAAAATAGCTGTGGAAAAGACCGGGCCTGCTGTGGCTCGCCACCAAAAGCTGCCAGCTTTGACACTGGAGTCTGCCACAACACGATTTGCATTCTAGGGCAGACACTGGCGATCTAGCGAGGCTTCTCTGGGTCGTTTGAAGGGGTCGTTAAAGGCGGCTCTACGCCTCGTTCCTCAAGCCACTCGCGAACCGCGTCCCAGACCTCGGCCGGGCCGAAACGGCGGTAGCCCATCACGCCCTCGAGGTGGCGGCGCAGGTCATCGGGAAGGGATTTTGGCCAGGGCATGGGTCGTGGCTTAAGCCGGATCGGGCAGAGCCACAACCCACCCGCGTCAAACCTCCCAGTTCGCGATGATCAGCTCGCCCCGCCGCGCCTCCTCGACCGTCTTCTTCGACCCCACCGAATAGGTCGTCTGAACCTCGGTCAGCTGGAACCGGGCGAAGATCTGACGCACGTCGGGGTGGTCGTTCAGAGACAGGATGAACCGGCCTTTCAGACGGCCGAGCTGGTCGGCCATTTCCTCGAACCGCTCCCGCGAGAACAGCCCCGGACCATAGTCGCCCTCGTTCCCGTAGTAGGGGGGATCGAGGTAGAAAAGCGTCCCCGGCCGGTCCAGCCGATCGACAAAAGCGGCGTAGTCCAGGTTCATCACCGTGACGCCCGAAAGGCGGGTGTGCAGCGCCTCAAGATCGGGCTCCAGCGTGGTCAGATTGAACCGGGCGGGGCGTCCGGCCGCAATGCCGAAGTTGCGGCCGCTGATCTTGCCACCGAAGGCGAGGCGCTGAAGGTAAAGGAACCGGGCGGCGCGCTGCAGATCGGTCAGCGTGTCGGGATCGACCGCGACCAGGCGCTCGAAGTTGGCCTGCGTGGTGATCTGGAACCGCAGAAGATCGAGGAAGGCGACGTAGTGCTCCTGGAGCATCCGGAAGAGCGTGTAGACCTCGCGGCCACGGTCATTGACGAACTCTGACCGCGGACGTCGTGTCCGTCGCAGGAAGATCCCGCCCATGCCAACGAAGGGCTCGGCATAGGTCTCGTGGTGATCCCGATCGATGATGGCGCAGATGCGGCGGGCAAGGTTCTTCTTGCCGCCCAGGTAGGGGGCGATCGGTCGAATTGGTTGAATTTCCGACATGGACATAAGGGGCGATTCCCGCTGACTTTGTGCCCGCCCTCGAGGGTACGGGTGCGACTTAAGGCTTCTTGGTCGGCGGGGGTCGTGTGAGACTGGACCCCGTTTTGAAGGGGTGCTGGAACACTCCTTCAAACGCCCGGTTGAGGCGTCAGAAATTGTCCCCGATCTTGAACTTCTCGTAGCCGTCGGAGGGCAACGTCTCGGGCAGGTTGCCAGGCCAGTTGATGTGGAAAAGCGCCAGGCAGCTGTCGCGCTTCTGGGCCGTATCGCCCGCCGCCCAAGGGTAGAAGACGATACCGTCCGCCGGGGTCAAAGCCTGCTCCACGCCCTCGATCGTATAGGTCCCGTTCGCGATCACGGCGGGCTGGTTGTTGATGAAGACCAGATCGGTCCCGGCGTCCTTGGCCGAGAATGTGACCCCCAGCGCGTCGGCCAGGCTGAAGCCGAACTTGTAGGCCAAGTAGGGCTTCCGGTCGCCGACGCGGATGGTGAAAAGCTTGCTCATTGGTCCAGCTCCGTGATGCGGCCGCGGCGGTTCGGGTTAAGGATCGTCCCCTCGCGCACAGCCTGGTTCAAGATGGTGCCGCGGCGGGTCGGGTTCAGGATCGTCCCGCTGCGCTTTTTCTGGTTGAGGATGGTGCCCCGGCGCGGGTCCGGCGTTGCGAAGGCAAGCCGTCCGGTCGAGTAGTCCTGGGCCGAGACCAGGATGCCCAGACCGGCGGCAATTGCGATGCCCGAGGCGCTGCCAGCACCGCTGCGGATCATCGCGGCCGGGGCTGCGGCCCGCGACAGCGCCACGGCGACACCCGGCGCGGACCGGATCAGGGCGGCAGCTGCGGCCACGCTCGCCCCCCCGATGCTGACCCCCTGGCTGCCCAGAATGATGGCCGCCGTCGCCCGGGCTACGGCATAGCCGACCACGCTTCCCGGTGCTGAACGGATCATTGCTGGAGGGGCTTGCACACTCGCGCGAGTGACGGCCGTGGCCGGAGCCGAACGGACGCTTGCAGGCGGTGAGGCGGCGAAGGATCCGCCGATCGCGACGGCCACGCTGATCAGATAACTCAGTGCCGACAGCTGTGCCTCGGCCGTCGACACCCCCACCGATGTGCCTACAGACGACCGGATCGCGGCAGCCAGGGCGACGGCAACGGACGTGCCGACGACCGTACCCTGGGAAGGTCGGATCGCAGCTGGTGGGGCGGCCGCGATTCCTGCTCCGATGGCAGTCCCAGAGGAGGTCAGCAGAAGCCCGCCCAAGGCCGCTGCAACGCCGAAGCCGACACTGTTGGCCACCGATACCCGGATCGCGGCCGACGGGGCGGCTGCGGCCGATCCGGCAGCAGTCACGGCAACACCGCTGCGGATGGCTGCGGCAACGGCATGGGCAGAACTGCCCCCGATGGCTACGCCGGGCGAGTTCAGGATCGTGCCGCCACCGCCCGCGCCGAATCGGATCGACAGAACGCCCAAGCCGTAGAACGTCGCGTTCGGGCTTGGGGTCGCGGTGCCGCCGAAGGCAACCGTCCGGCCCGTTTCCGCCGTCAGCTGGTCAGCGGAGGCCGCATAGATTTCCCGCGCTTCGTCGGTGAAGTCTGCCGTTACCCCGGTCCAAGATGACAGGGCCGCAGGCTCGTCGCCATTCGACAGGGCAATGATAGCCCCGCCCTCGGCCACGTTGACCGAGACGCTGAAGGTGTTGCCCGACGATGTCTGGTCGACCGCCCCGGCCTCGAACAGCGGCTCGCCAGCGCAGGTATAGGTCCAGGCCGCACCGTCCCAGAATTGGCCCGAGGCGGCGGTTGCCACGACATCGGCGGTGGTACCGGTGGGCACGTTGGCCGCCCAGAACTCGAAAGATACCCCGTCATCCGACCTTGGGCTGGGCGCGGCGTACAGCTTGGTCGCGGAGACCCCGCCGATGCTGACGGTCGAGATCGCGCGGGACGTGTTGTGGTTGATGTTCAGCGCGGCGATGACCCAGCGGTCGCTGGCCGCCGGACCCACCGCCATCGCGGCCCAGGTGCAGGTCGTGAAGTTCGTCCCGGCCGACCATTGGTGATCGCGGTAGATGACCTGTGGTGATGTGCTGCCCCCACCGGTGTTGAAGAACACCGAACTGAAGAAGGTGGGGGAAAAGATCGGCATGGGTCAGATCAGCCGAGGGCGTCGAGATCGGCAGACAGGCGGTTCAAAACCTCGACCACGGCTTCGGGCGAGGCGGCGTTGGCAAGCGCCTTGCGCGCCCCCATCCGCAGGTTCTCGGTCGACGCACCCAGCCCGCGAAATTGGGCGCCCTTGTGCAACCAGATCAGCGCCAGATCGCGCGGGGTCGCCGCTGTGATGCCAACCTCGGCCGCGAGGTAGGGAAAATCCTCCAGACTGTCCGGCTCGGGCATGGTGGCGACAAAGGCCCGCGCCTCGGCTTCTTTCGCAAGATAGATCGCCTCTTGCCCCGGCAGTTGGGTGACAAAGCGCAGGCGGGCGGTCGTGACCAGGTCGTCGATCACCTGGGCCGCGTTCAGACGGGCACCCTGCAGCTCGGCTTCGACTTGGGCAGCAAGCTCTTCGTCGCTGGGCGAAGGCGGGGGCGGGCGCAAGACCCACTCGCCGCTTGGCAAGCGCATGTGGGTTGCAAGGAAGGCGATGTCGATCTCGACCTCCTCTTCGCCGACCAGGCGGGTGGTCGGCAGTTCCTCGCTACCGTCGCGCGGCTCGACTCCGATCCAGCCGGGGATGCCTTCGGGGGTGAAAACGACGTGAAACATCAGGTGGCCGGTCCCAGAAAAACGACATCCCAATCGGCGGACGGGGTTCCCATCTCCGTGTTCACTTCGCCGACCACCGTGTCGATGACCGTCTGATTGATTTCGGCGGCGGTCGGCTCGCCGGTGAATTGGATATTGATGCCGGTTGCGCTGACAGCCGCACCGGCCACTGCCATGTCGGCCGTAACATAAATGCTGCCCGCGGATGCTGTCAGGCTCAGGTTGGAAATGTAAATCTTGGCCATGATGGTTTCCTTTTTCAGTAGTCTGTTTCCAGGTAGATGCCCGTCGTGGCGAGGCCGATAACCCCCGAGACACCGCCAACGCTCATCCAGCTGTACAGGGCAAGCAGCGTCGTGGTGGTCGGCAGATCGGTCGTAAGTACGCCCGTCGCGACCGCGCCCGTGACAAGGTTCGTGACCTCGTAATAGACAACCTGCGTTGTTCCGGGCGGGGTGAACAGAGCCAGCTCGTAGACGGATGTCATGTCAACATTCGGCTTCGGAAAGCCCGCTCCAAGCGGGATTTTCGTAGCCGACCCCGTCCCGTCATTGTGCATTATATGCACTTGGGTATCGGCCGAGTCGTACCCCATGCCGACGATGTTCACCGCTGTGGACGGGTTTACGTCGGTCGGGTTTGTGGTCGATGCCCGCATGCCGACGAAGGCCCGATGCGCAGCGTTGGCAACACCAGTCGCGGGACCCCAACGCCAGACCAGGTGAAAGCCGCCCAGGCCTGCCGATGGCCCGCCGATGGTGAACTGTGCTGCCGACCCGCGAAGGGTCACGACAGCTGTCGTCGACGCCGTCGTCACGCGCCAGGACCGTCTGCGCATGTAATTGTGCAGGTTTGTCGTCGCCACAACCTCGGTCGTGGCAGTGCCGAGCGTTGAAAAGGCAAGCCCGGTTTGCGCATCCGCCCCGCCGTTCCCGGCGGGCACAAACAGGCCCACCTTGTTGCGGCCAAAGAACGGCTGCAACGAACTATCAAGTCCGGACGGCCCAACGAAGGCGGGAAGCATGCGGCCGCCCAGGTTGCGCCCAAACACTCGAAGCACGTTCGCCGCCGGACTGGCCGGGGTGGCGACCGCCGGGAAGTCGAGATAGTCGTCGATGACGTGCCTTGCGTTCCAGTCGTCATCCTCGAGCGGAAGGTCTGGGTCGCTGGGCCCGGAGATGACGCGGGCGTGGCGCATGGGATCAGTCCTCGACGATGGTCGTGGTGGTCGGGATGCGGGGGATGTCGCCGATGGTCATGACCTTCGGGGTCACCCGCATCGCGCGGCCCTTGCCAGGCCCGGTGATGTCCACCACGGCACCGCCCGACGTCAGCGACAGGGTGATGTCGTTGCCCGACACTGACCGGACGAAGTACACCGTGCCCTCGGTGATCCCGGCAGGAAGCGTGTCGCCGGGCGCGGCGAAGAAGGCGATGTTGTCGTTGACCGCCACGCCGGACAGGCCCGGGATCGTGAGGGTGTCGGTGGCCAGTGCGGTGAAGCCGCCCAGGTTCGCGCCGATCACGCCCTTGTACAGGATCATGGTGGCTCCCGAGGCCTGCGCACCGACCGCCCAGTACATGTAGGTCGACGGGTTTGCGGTGCACGGCCCGAAGTCCACGTTCGAGGTCGGGCTCATCAAGTTGCCGGTGCGGGTCCATCCACCCGCGCCGCGCGCCACGGCAACACGGGAGTAGCCGGTATAGGTGACCTCGTTCGTCGCTTGGGTTCCGACCTCGCCGGGATCGGCCGTGTGCAGACTGAGGAAAAGGCTGCCAGGCACGGTCGATCCGCGCAGCCCTGTCGCATCGCCGATGTTCGGGATGCCAATGTTCAGAAAGATCAGATCGAGGATGGCTGCTTCGAAGGCGTCGGACTTGGACGACATGGTCAGGGTTCCTGTCAGAGAGGGAGGCGGCTCAGCGCCTCGGTGAAATCGCGTTCAATGGCTTCCAGGGCCGCGATGTCCTTGGCCGTGGAAATGTCGATCAGGGCCTGCATCCGCAGGCTTTCGGTCGCGGCGCCGACGCGCTTGAACTGGTCAGAGCGGTTCAGCCAAAGCTGGGCCAGCGACCAGGCTGTGGGGGTCGTGATCCCGACCTCGTTGGCCAGCAGCGGATAGTCCCGCAGGTCCGCAGGTTCGCCGCCGTGGTTCGTCTCGGCCACGTAGGCAACCGCCTCGGCCCGCTTTTCCAGATACATCGCGTCCTGGCCGGGGATGTCGGTATAGATCCGGCGGCGCAGGTCGCCCGCGCTTTGGTTCACCCGGTCAGAGGCGTCTGTGCGCGCCCGCGCCAACATCGCGGCAGCGCGTTGGACAAGCTCGGCTTCGGTCGGCGGCTTTGGTTCGAGAAGGTCGGTCCGCTGTTCCCAGACCCCATCGCGATACCGCAGGCGAGGCAGGTCCAGGGTCGAGAAGGGTGGGGTCAACGGGACGGCCCCTTCGGGCAGCGTCGGCTTGATCCCGCCGCCGGTCGGGGTGCCATCGGGTCCGATGAACGCGAAGGGGATCATTTGGTCACCCGCACGGCGGTGAAGTAAACGTTGCGCAAAATTTCGACCGCGCCAGAGACCACCGCAGCTTGGGTCACGACGACACGATACTCAAAATCGTCATAGGTACCCGCAATGCTGCCCGAGTCTGCGTAGACGTCCCAACCGTTGAAATTTACATTGATCGTGTCGACCGTAACCCAACCACCGAACCCTCCCCCGAAGACCGCCCGCCTGCGCTGAACAGCGACTTGCCAGGGATATGCAGCCGAGCCGTTGCCCCCGGCCGCCTCAAAGTGCACACGCCGTTCCCAACCTTGGCCGACACCGATCGCGCCCAGGTCAAGGGTGATGAAAACCGCGCCCACTCCTAGAGACGCCCGGTTGAAAGGCCCCAGCGCAATGCTTTGGACCTGAATACTGACCGACCCTTCTGCCAAGTCCGGGTTGGTGATCAGCGTGGCGGGCGTCGTCGCAGCGACCCAGTTGGTCCAGGCGCTGGCGCGGTCCACCACGGGCCTGGCCCGTACCTCATAGGCGGTCGAGGCCAGGATGCCTTCGCTGACCAGAAGCGCGCCTGCGGCTACGTCCTGGGTCGATCCCCGCGCCACGATCACCAGGGTGGCCGCGATGCGGACCTCCCACATGATGCCGCTGACGTCGGCCAAGTTCGGCTCCCAGGTCAGGGACAGCGCGGGGCGGCGGTTGGCGCCGGTGGCATCCGGGATCGACGTGCCGCTGACCGCAAAGCTTGGCACTACCTGCGCTACGGGGATCACAGGCAGGATCGAGATTGCGGTCGGGGCGGGCAGGCCGGGATAGCTGTAGTCCGCCGCGTCCCGTTCCTTCAGCATCACGCGCTGCAGCCCGGTCAGCACATCCTCGGCGACCTGGTCGACCTCGAAGACCTTGGCGCTGTAGCCGTTCCAGGCACTGGTCCAGCCGGTGGCGTCCAGCGGTTCCAGGATCGCGGCATCGGGCGGCAGGGTGTGTTCATGGCGGCGGAAGCGGCGCTCTTCCTCGACGTAGGAGAACTGCAGCCTGCGCACCTGGGCGGGGTACGGGCAGGCGACCAGGTTCAGGTCAGCCGTCAGCCGGAAGTTCCGATCTGCAGCCTCGTGGGTCGCGTTGTAATAGGGCGCGGCCTCGCTGGACTCCCAGGCCTTGTCGGGGTCCGGGTAGGTGGCATGGGCCCCGTTGTAGGACCCCGCCATGTTCGGGAAGGGCTGGAAGTCCTGCGGGCTTGAGCTGACCACGTCGGCATCGGTGAACAGGTAGACCGGGGTGCCCGGCGGGCCGACGCGGGTCTTCCAGAGGCCCCCGATCTCGGCGATGTTGCCCGCGCAGGCTTTCAGAAGCTCGCCGATCACATCGGCCGGTTCCTCGTCGACCGACACTTCAAGGCCCGCGCGGAACTGCGGCTCGGTGCCGCTGCCGTTGGTCACCAGAAGGTCGCATTCGTTCATCGCGGCGAACCAGCTGGCCAGCGGGATATCCTCGGCCGGGAAGTTGCCACCGTAGACCGACCCGTCATCCAGACTGATGCCGCGCAGGACGTTGTAGATCCCGACCTGCGCATTGACCGTCGGTTCCCATGTGGCCTTGTTGTTCCAGCGATGCGCGCCTGACCCGCCGACCGTCGAATCCTTCCGGGGGTCGTAGAGCGGGATACCGTTCATCTCGAACCGGACGCGCGGCAGGCCGGGGAAGAGCTCTCGATTGTAGCGGAAAGTGCAGATGGCATAGACTAGGCCGCGCCCGATCATGTCGGACTGCCAGGGCCTTTCACCATAGGCCCCATAGCGCGACATGAGGTAGCTGTCGGCGGTGGTCTGGGTGCCGTCCAGGACCTTGATCCAGGCGTTTCCGGCATACTTTCCGGTGGCGGGAAACCCACCTCCGCTTGGGTCCGGCGTGCTTCCCAAGGTCACGTACTCGTTGTTGATCATGTAGCGCGACAAGGTGGCACCTGGCACGTCGCTCAGCACGATCACATAGACCAGGAAGGCGTTCGGGGTCTGGCCGACGGTCCCGTGCGACATCGGCGGGCAGGCATGCGTTCCGGCGGTGGTGTATTTCAGGAGAGGGAAGGCCTGGGGATTTGTGCCGCCGGTCTGGGTGACCTTGGTCTTGATCCCAGGCTCGCGCGGCTTGGGTGCCAGGGCCCGCTGCAGGGCCGACAGCGCGACCGACAGAAGCAGGCGTCCGACGACCTGAAGAAGTGGGCTTGCCGCGATCGCCGCACCGATGCCTGAGGCAAACGCCCCGATGGCAGCAAAGACCGGCGCGGCCTCGGCCGGGGTCGCCAGTGCCAGGCCAAACCACAGAAGGGTCAGCACCCCCTTCATACCGGCACCGTCCAGGCGCGAAGCGCGGCTTCGCGGGGAAGATGGCCCAGACCCTGTGGGGCAAGGCAGGCGATGGTCTCGCCCACGACAATTCCCAGCGCGGGGCCATCAGGGGCATCGACCAGGGCAAGGTCACCGACCTGGGCGAAGGCAGGGGCGACGTCCTGGAAGAGGCTTCCCGCCAGGTGGACGTGGTCGTTGAACCCGGCCTTCATCAGCCGCTTCAAGCCGCCTTCAAGGGTCGTGTAAGTCCCACGCCAGGCGGCGGCGGGATCATGGCCGGTCATGGCCCGCACTGCCCCCGCCGCGAACAATGCACAGTCGTTCGACCCGTAGCGGAACCCCAGATCGGCAGTCTCGGCCAGATAGGCCGTCAGCCGAGGGCGCCAGTCGGCCAGGCGGGCGGCGGGATCGGTCATCGGCCCACCTGCGGGCGGTTCTCGCCCCAGAAGACATCGACCTCGCCCGACACATCGACGTAGCGCAGGAAGCGGTCGCCAAGACGCCGCTGCTGGGTGGCGTCCGACCGTTTCAAGGGCAGGGTCCGGGTGAGGTACCGGGCCGATGACGCGATGGTGACGTCGCAGCGCGCCTCGCCGGTCTTCGGGTCGATCGGCAGCTCGACCTCGTCGATGATGCCCTTGAACAGACGATGAGGCTCCGCCACCAGCAGGCCGGTGACCGGATCGAACAGCGCGCGGTGGATCTCGATTGCGGCAAAGCGGGCGTCATAGGTCCGGATCAGCGCGGCCACCTCGGGCGACAGGGGCGACAGGCTGATCCGCTGCATGCGGACGGCGATGCCTGCCTGCGCCACGATGGGCGGGATCTCCATGATCGACCCGGCCCCGGCATAGGTCCGGGGCGTCCCGCCGATGGTGAAGCTGCGGTCCTGCGCCCCGGTCCAGAGGCCCAGGCTTTCGGAGGCACCCGTGGACCGGTTGCGCGCGACGGCCCAGACCAGGATTCGCGCCGAAAGTGCGGTGCGGTTCTGGAATTGGGCAAGGGTGGGGGCGTCGAAGCTGCGCATGTCTACCTCAGGCTCTGAACCCAGTCGAAGCCCAGGCCTTCGGAAAGGCTGGACCGACCGGTGTTTGGCGTGCCGGACCCGGCAACCTTGACCGCCTTGCAGAAGGCCTTGCGCAAGGTGACGGCCGCACCGGCCACGGCACCAGGACGAATGAAGGGCTCGACCTCGAACAGCGCCGTCTGCCCCGACCCGTTGGCCACGACGGTGGCATCGACCACCCGGTGCAGCGCCTGGCGCGTGACGGCCAGCGAGGTGTAGGCGAAGGACAGGTAGTCGCCCCGGCTAAGGGTATAGCCTACGGGCAATCCGGTCAGGGACAGCTCACGCGGGTCACCACCCAGGGCCAGGATTGTCACGCTGGCCGCGCCCAGGATCGTTCCCGTCGGGTCCAGAAGCGGATTGGGGCGGCGGCGATCGTACATGAGGAACGTGCGGCCCGCTTGGCCCAGAAGCGAGACCAGGACCTCCTGGTGGCCGACCTCGTGCTTCTGCTGCCCGCCGATGTTGATCCGCCCGGTCCAGAGCCGTTCGGCCAGGTCGGCGGTCAGCTGTTCGCCACCGGCAGTGCGGGATTGGGCCAGCTGCTCGGGCAGCTCGCAGGACGCCTCGGCGACCAGCAGGCTGTCGGCGAAGATGGGCAGGGAAAGGGGATAGGTCAGTGGCATCAGTTCACCCGCTTCTGGTCGGCCGAGACGCGCCGGACCGACCGCGGCAACGCCTCGCGGTCGTACAGCTGCAGGCCGGTCTGAACTGCGCGTCGGATATTCTCCTGGATCTCGGTGTTGCCTTGCGCGCCGCGCACGTCGATGACCAAAGTCGAAGGCCCGCCGCCCAAGCCGCGCCCGGCCATGCGGCGACTGTCCGACCCAATCATGCCGCCAGCGGCGTAGCCCGCCGTGAGCTGTGCTCCCGAGTTGATCGCTTCAAGCAGGTGAAGGTTGCGCGCCGTCGCCCGCGCGTTGACGATGTACTCGCCGTTCGCGGTCGGGGTCAGGAAGGTGTCTTTCGATCCATCGCCGGGACCGAACACCCTGCCGCCGCCCGCGCGTCCGGCCCCCAGCGCCGGGAAGATCATCTGAAAGATGCTCTTGCCGCCAAACAGGCCGCCGAGGGGGCCTTCCCCCAGGATCGCCGCCTGCAGACCTGCCTTGATAAGCGTCTGGATCAGCTGTTCGCCTGCATCCTTGCCGCCCATCAGCGCGTCGATCAGGGCGTTGCCAGCCATGTTGCTGACTTCCTTGAGACCCTCGATTGCCGCCTTCTCGCGCTCGCGGGTTGCGATCAGCTCCTCGACCTTCTGCTTTTCCGCCTCGGTCGCCCCTGTCAGCGCCTCACGGTGCTTCAGAAGTTCCTGCTGGATCGGGTCCTGGACGCGCAGCGCCTGGATCTCGCCCTCAAGGCTGGTGATCAGCTCCTGAAGCGCGTTGGCCTCGTCCCGGGCAGCTGCACCGCCACCGCCAGCACCCCCCCTTCCGGGGACGATCGGGTTGTTGAAGGCGTCCAGGCTTGGGCCGGTGTATACGAACCGCCCATAGCCCTCCTGATTTGAGGTGCGAGGGTCGCCGCCACGTCCAGAATAGACCTTCCCGTCAGCTGCAAGCTTTTGCTGCGCGGCTGCGAACTGGCCGGCCGCGCTGATTGTAGCAATGATACCTTGGGCCATACCGAGAAGCCGTGCGGCAGCAGGCTCGGCGGATTCGAACGCAGCGACGAGATTGCTGCCGTCTGCGCGGTTTAAGTTCCCCATAATGGACGACAGGATGCTGGAAAGGCCCGTCGCCTCATTCTTGCTGCGAACGATCTCTTCGGTTGTACCGGCCTGTTCCTCGCGCACCCTGACCAGGCTGACGATCATCTCGTTTAGCGGGGCAAGGACGGCATCCTCTGCAGCGGAAATTTCGCCCGAAGCCATCGCAGCTTCGGTGAACTTGATCTTCAGGTTCTCGGCGGCGGCGATCTGCTCGTCCAAGGTGCCAGCGCTGTCCAGCTGCTGAAAGGCTGCCAGGACAGTGTTGATCTCGCGCCGCGCCTCGCTGGACCAGATGCTCAGGTCGAACATGTCGGCCAGGTTCTTCTGGTTGCCGACACCGAACTCGGGGCCTTCGTAGATCCCGATCTGGGCCTGAAGGTCGACAGAGGCCTGCCTTGCGGCCCGTTGCGTTTCGCGCAACTCCAGCTCGGCCATGTCTTGCAGAAGCTTCCGGATCTCGCGGCTAGATTCGCCGAACTCGCCTCGCAGTTCGGCCGTCGACATGCGGGCGCGACCGATGGCCTGAACGAAGCTGTCAGCCCGGTCGGAAAGTTGGTCGACGCTATCGGCAAAGCTCATCGTCTCGTCAGCAGCGCCCGTCAACCACTGGAAAGCTGCTGCACCCGCCGCGATGAGGCCGATGGTGACGAAGTTCAGGGGGTTCAATAGCGACAGGAACGCGTTCTTCAGCGCGCCGACCGCCCCGGCCGCACCCATCGGCCCGATGACCTGAACAATCTGGCTACCTTGCTGAACCGCAAGCTGCAGCGGGTTCTGCCCCGCCGCCATCATCACGCCGATATCTTGGAACTGGGCGAAGAGGTTGCCGGTGGCACCCGCCGCGCTTGCGTTGGCGGCCTGAAGCTCTCGCGCGGCCCGGGCGTTGGCCTGCTTTGCCGTCGCAGCGGCCCGCTCCGCCGCGGCACCACGTGTCGTGGCCGATCCCAGGCGTTCTGTCGAGGACGCCACTTCTTGGATCGCCGCCTTCGCGGCCGGGGCCCCTTCGGCCCGCAGGAGCATGGAGAGGGTGAGCTGCGTCATGCCTCACCGTCCCGGTGCGCGGTCAGGACGCCCCATTCGATCACCCGGATTGCACTCCACAGGTCCGGCGTCACGTCGACACCTGCCTGACGCAGGCAGACCTCGGCCGCTGTGTAATCCAGGCCGGTGCGCTCCAGGCTGCCGTCGAAGTGGGCGACGGTGCGGAACTGCGAACAGATCTCGAGGAAGGCGTGAACCGCCTCCTCGTTCTCTGGCCAGACCCCGTCCTCGTCGTCATCGTCCTTGTCCCATCCTGTCGGCAGAGCGATGCCCCAAAGGGCGGCATCGGCCCGCGCTCCCGCCATCTTGTCGCGCTTCTGGCCGAGCTCGCCTGTCGCCCAGGCGCGCCCGGCCCATTTCAGTTTTTTGCGCGCGCGCCCATCATTGCGGTCTGGTAGGTCCGCAGAAGCGGCGCGCGGCAGAAGGTCAGGCCAAGAATGCGCTCGAACAGGGCTTCGTCGTCCGGGACCAACTGGCCGTCGTCGTCGACCACGGCCGGAAAGCCGACGATGGCGGCGCGAAGAAACGCATTCTGGCCCTGTTCGGTCGTCAGATCGTCGTGCAGACGCAGCGTGTCGGCATCCAGGACACGGAAGCGGGTCTTCAGCGTCACCTCCTCGAAGCCGTCATCGACCGGCCACTGGACCGGGACGTCGTGCAGGAAGGTCGCGTTCTTCTTCAGCTTGAACATGGGGGGATGCTCCAAAGGTCAGGGATGGGGCCGGGCGCGCTGGCGCCCAGGCTTTAGGTCAGGGTCAGCGTCCACTGGTCATTGCCGGTGACAGGGAGCGGGGCCAGGCGCAGCGGCCATTCCTTGATGTCCTGGGCGCTCTCCAGACCTTGCAGGCGCTGCACCTGGGCGGCGGGCATGTTCAGGGTGCTGATGCGGCCCGCACCTGTGCCGTGGGTCAGGACGACCGGCACGGTGGTCTGGTTCTGCGCCAGGGTGAACGGGTTGAAGGCCGTCAGGGGCTGGGCCTCGACGACGGTCTCGACCTCTTCCTCGCGCTGGGTGATCAGGATCTGCTCGGCCCCGATCAGGAAGCGCGGCTCTACCGCGTTCTTCAGGTCCAGGCTGAAGGTCCGCATGACGAAGGCGACTGCGTTGATCGTGAAGATGGGCGTGTTCAGCGTGCTGCCTGCCTGCGGCTTCTGGAAGGCAGTCAGGGTCGGCACGACACGGGCTGTCTCGGCCGGGGACGAGAAGAGACCGGTGAAGCTGAATTCCAGGTACGGGATGCCGTTGGCCCCCACCATGACCTTCGCCGTGCCCCGGGTGCCCCGCATCACGTAGCGGGTGCTGTCGATCCAAAGGTGGATCGTCGCGGACTCATGGTTGGTCGAGATCGGGTTGTAGACCACGCTGGTCCCGGCGTTGACGACCTGGGCGCAGCCGCAGGCGCGCATAAGGACGCCCCAGCCCGGGGCCGTGCCAGCCGTGCCAGACGGGGCCAGCTCGACCCGGAATGAAAGCTTGGCGTGCAGCTCGGTCGGGATGGTGCCCTGGCCGCCCAGATAGGGCAGTTCCAGGTCCCGGCTCACGTCGTTGCCTTCCATCGGCTGGATCTTGACCTCGGTCGCCAGGATCGCGTTCAGGGCGCCGGTCGGGGCGGAATCGGTTCCGTAGACTGTCTCGATCTTGGCCAGCAGGATCTTCGACTTCCAGTACAGTGGAGCGGGCATGTCAGACCTCCTTCACGGGGACTTCAACGCCCCCTTCAAGTGTCGCTTCGGCGCGGGCCTCGGGACGGTTGTCCGTGGCCTCCTCCAGCCGCAGGGTGCCGTCGGGCAGACGGATGTAGCTGCCGCCCTGGTGGGGCAGCGGCAGGGCCTCGGACGGGACGGTGTCCTGGGTCACGGGGGCGGGCTTCTTCATGATGGGTCGATCCTCAGCTGGTCGCCGATGGCGAAGTCGATCTGGTAGACGAGCGTCCCGGCCGAGAAGTTGACCAGGGTGCCGCGCGCCAGGCGAAAGGTCCCAAGGACGCCCGCAGGCGACCAACCGGCCAAGGCCTCGATCACGGCGCGCTTGATCTCTTCGGACCTCTCGAAGGCGCGCTTGCCGGTGAGGGTGTTGGAGCGGAAGGTCAGGACGACGCCGAAGACTTCCTCGAAGCCCTGACGAAACAGGCCCGCCGCCGCGTCCGGGGTGCCACCCTGCAGCCCGACCGAGATCACGTTCGCAGCCGGAGTGGTCTCCGGCAGGCGGCCTTGTGCCATCAGCTCGGCCAGGTTCAAGGCAGCCTCGACCCGGCCCGAGAAGTCCGGGACCCGCTCCTTCAGCCGCTCGATCAGATCCTCGATCAGCATCAGATGAAGCCCTTGAGGTTGTCTTCGGTGAAGGGCCGCTCGCGGTCGGTGATCTGGACGCCCGTCGACCCGGTCGAGGGTGCCTCGACCCCGGCAGCGGTCAGCGTGATCGTGCCTTGGGCAATGGCCGTCAGGGTCCTGATCGCGTCCTTGTAGTCGGCCTCGATCTTCGGCGGGGCCTCGAAGAGGTGCAGGTTGTAGATCGTGATCGCGCCCGCCACGCCCACCAGCATCGGCTGGGCCACGCTCAGCGGCAGGGCATAGCGGCGCGCCAGATACCCGTCGATCAGGGCGTCCGTCTCGGCCAGGGCCCGGTCCACCACGTCGGTGTCGATCACCCCAAGCGCGTCCGTCCCACGATCGGTGAGCGAGATCAGCATCTGCTCTCCGAAGCGGTCGATCAGCTGGGCAAGGGTGACGTAGGGCATTGGGTCCTCGGGTTACGGTGCCGGTCTCTCCCGGCTGTCACGGCCATTGCCATCCGTTGTGGGCACCGATCCGCGCGGGCCTCGCCTACTCACTCCGGTCCCCAGACCTCGGCCTTGTGCTGCGCCTTCCGGTTCGGATCAGTCCTCGGCTTTCGCTTCGGGATGGTCAGGCCGCTGGCACCAGGGCGACAGTCAGCTCGGGATCGCCTTCCAGCTTGGCCAAATCGTCCTCGGTCAGCTCGGCCACCGGGATCTCCACCGGCTCGGGCCCGAACTTGCGACCAGCGCGCCAGCGGCCCTTGGCCGGGCCGACGACGCGAAGGACGTGGCCCGTCGCTGAACCGGTCTTCCAGGCTTCCGGAACATCCGGCGACGGCGGGGTGCCGTCAGGTGCATTCACCACGTCGGGGGCGGGCGCTTGAGGGGCGGCGTCCGCCTGGGGGGCCTGATTGGCCGCCCCCGTCGCATCCCCGTCCCCCAACGTGGATTGGGTCACAACCGCCTGATCGGCGGCCTGGTTGGTCTGCGCCTCGGTCGGGGCGGGAGGCGTGGTTTGTGCGGCAGGCTGTACAGGCGCGGCAGGCTGGCGCGCGGCCTTTGGCTTCGACGATCGAGACATCGGTTTCTCCATGATCAGGGACGGGGTGTGATCGAGAAAGGGGGCGGGCTGTACCGCCCCCTCAGCTGGATCACGCCATCAGGCGGCTCAGGCGAGCCACGGGACGACGAGAAGCTCGGCCGTGCCCTTCCACTCGTTGGTCGCGCCCGCGTCGTTGTTCTCCGAGTTCAGGAGCTTGCGCCCGGCACTTTCCAGCGACGGCGGCACGACCAGGAGGTTCGAAACCAGGCCCAGCGGACGGCCACCGTCGCCCTTCATGTTCTGGAGCGCTGCACGGGCGATCCCGTAGTTCGCCCCGTTCAGGGTCTGCTTCGAGCCCCAGGCCAGCTGCGGCAAGCCGTAGCCCACGTTGCAGCGCAGATCGACGCCATAGATGAACCGGCGCTGGGAGAAGACGTTGTCGTCGCTCTCCTTGTCCTTCGACACGAAGGTCGCAGGCTTGCGCTCCTGGTAGATGATCGGCTTCACCGACTGGTTGGTGCAGAGCAGGAACCACGGGGTGCCCGAGCCGCCGTCGGTGTTGGCGAAGGTGGTGTCGTTGCCGTCCTTGTCCTTGATCGGGTGGTCGGTGTCGAAGAAGAACTGGCCGTCGTAGCAGTTGGTCGTGAAGCCGTTCTTCAAGAGGTCCCAGGTCAGGATCTCCGGGAAGGCGGCTGCAGCCTCGCCCAGGCGCGTCATCAGCATCGAATACTGACCGAGGTTGTCGTCCTCGATGTCGTTGCGGTCTACGCCGACCGTCTGTTCGAAGTGCTTGTTCGCGATGACATAGCTGGATTCGGCCAGGTTCTGGATCACCCGGGAGCCGATCCATTCCCGCATGTTGGGCATCTGGTTCAGCCAGCCGTAGGTGTTCGATGCCGTCGTGGAACGGATGGTCATCGCCACCCGATCCTTCTGCAAGGGGGCCATGCCGAGGCCGTCCTTGAAGGCGGTGTTGAACGCCGTGCGAAGGGCGTCGAGGGTTGCCTGTGAAATGATCATGGTGCTGGTTCCTTACGACAGCATGGCGCGGGTGAGGGCTTCGTCCATGCGGACCCAGACACCTTGGGCGTCCACGGCCTCGACGACGCCCGCGGGCGAGCGGGTGTTGGTGCCACTCGTCTTGGCGACCGTCTGGTCGTCGACGATGTAGCAGACGGCCCCGCGGTCGGCCTCGGCGATCAGGTCACCGGCGGCCGAGTTGGCCCAGCGGAAGATGCCGGGGCGGTAGCGCTGCGACGTGACACCGGCAGTGGTGGACGCGCCGCGGGTTTCCGCCCGGCCGACGCCAAACGAACCCGTCGCGGTCGCGCCCTCGATCAGGTGGCCCGAGGCGTTCCGCATCAGAAGCGCACCGTTGAAGATCTGCTGGGACGCGCCCAACAGGCCGACGCGTTCGCCGGGCTCGAGTTCGGGGGTATTGCGGTCAGCGGTCAGCGCAACCATCAGCGGGCCTCCTCAGCCAGGGTTTTCTTGAAAGCGTCTCGGGAGACACCGAGGAGCTCGATCGCCTGCAGCTGCTCGGCGTTCAGCTCGACGGTGCCGTCCGCGCCGACCGGCGGCTTGACGGTCGTGATGATGGCGGTCGGGGCGACGATGGGCTGCGCCTCGATGATCGCCTTGGCCTGGTCGGGCTGCGACATGTGCAGGCTGACCAGGTGCTCGCGGCTGGCGGCCGTGATGCCGGTGCGGCCCTTCTTCATCTCGCCGTCGACATAGGCCTCGGACGCGGTGCGCTTGGCCCCATCCTTCAGCGTGGTCAGCTCGGACTGCAGGGCGGTCAGCTGCGATTGCAGGGCGACCACATCGCCGCCGCCAGCCGTCTTGACCTTCACGGCCGCGACGATGGCATCCGGGGTGCCGGTCGGCAGACCCACGGTCGTGCCGATCTCGGTCAGGGCCGACTGCAGCGCCGCATCGGGCTTGTCATCCTTTTTGTCGGCCATGCTGCCGATCTTCGCTAGGATCTGGTCCAGCGAAGCGTCGGCAGCGAGGCCGAGCTTTTCGGCGATCTTGCTCATGCCTTCCATACGGGAGGTCTCCTCGGTGTTGAGTGCGGCCAGGCCGCGCAGGTTGGGAACGTTGACCAGGGATGCGCGCGGGATCAGCTTCACCGTGCGCTTGTCGTTCGGATCGACCATCAGGACGGGCGAGATGCCGCGATAGGCCTTGTCGGCCACCAGGGCGCGCCCGGCAGCGGTCCACTCGACGCGGCCCCAAAGACCGTCGGTGCGGGCCTGCATCTCGACGATCCAGCCGCGCGCCGGGGCCTCGTGGCCCGGGCGCAGATCGGTTGCGTGGTTCTCGTCGATCGGGATTCCACGCTCCCAGGCCATCGACGCCTGGATGACTGCTTGCAGGTCGGCCACATGATAGGGGCCTCGTCCGTCGAAGGTCTCGACCGCACCCTGCGCCACGGGCAGAAGCTGAACCCACTCGGGCACGGCCCCGTCGCTGCCAATGGCTGGCAACGCTGCGGACGCGGCGAGGGCGATCAGGTCGGACCTGGTGGAGGAGGCGGGGGCGATATGCATGCCGCCAGACTGGCGGATGGACCAGGGCCGAAACACCTACAACGGCTTGTAGGAACCGGGGTATTTCACGGGGATCGGGATGCCCCTACCGTGACCCGGCAGGCGTCACGGGTCAAGGTCCGGCTTCAACCAGGTACGGCAGACCGGGTCAGGGCCTCGGTGATCGCATCCAGGATGTTGGTCTGGTCCTCGGCCGAGACGCCCAGGAAGGGCCGGGCCGGGATGTTGCCCCAGGGGATCGGGCCATTGCGAGAGGTGCGCCCAAAGGCTCCCTGCGCCGCGCCGAACTGCTGGACTGCCGCATAGACCATCGGCGAGCCCCACGTGACGCTGTCCGATGCCGCTTCGTAGAAGATCTGCGACGACAGCGCGCCCGACGGGCCGAAGAGCGGGCGGATGTCGATCCGGTTCGAGGTGCGGGCGCCATAGCGGTTCAGAGTGGTCTGCGACTTCGGGGCCCAGCGGCTGCCGTCCGGGGCTATGCCCTGGGGAAAGCGCTGCTTGGTCGAATCGACCATGATCTCGCCGATCTCCTGCATGACGGGCGTCATGTCGGACAGCGCGGCAGAAAGCCGGAGCAGCGCCCCGGTGATCTCGTCGTCGGTGATGATCAGGTCAGGCATGCCGTGCGCCTCTGGTCAGGCGACCGGCCTCTCAGCCGGTCAGGCGAACTCGTAATGCTTCGGTGCAGCCGCAAAGCGCCAGAAGTCCGGATCCGCATCTGTGATGCCCACGTCCCCGGCCCGCGCAGCCTCGGTCTGATAGAACTCGCGCACGATGGCATCTGCCCGCTCTTCGCTTTTCGCAGCATCCCATGCCGTGGTGAACGCCTGGTAGCGGTCGACAGCGCTCGGGATTTCAAAGCCTGCGGCATGCCACCGTTCGGCCTGATCGCGGGATCCGACATAGCCGACAAGCGCCCCACGGCCGTCGCTTCCGACCGGTGCATCCAGCGTGTCATCCCAGATCTTCACTCATCAGCTCCTTCGGGCGGCGGGTCCACTCGCCGGGGGGAAGCTCCTCCAGATCGATGATCAGACGGAGCCCATCGAATGTGCGCCCCGTGACCCTAAATTGCAACCCTCGACCCAAAAGGACTTCCAGCTCAGAAGGAATTGTCGACAGGTGCGCGATGCTGCGGCCAGTGCGGGACTGGATGCGGAACCGGACCGGCCCGGGAAAAGCATTCTCGGCCTTGGCTGAGGTGCTGGTGAACCCACGGAACGCAATCACGTCTCCCGGATTCAGGCTTTCAAGCCGAGGCCCGTAGCCCCGGGGCATCCGTTTGACGCCGCGGATGACCTGGCCCTCAACCTTCGGCAGCTTCGCCATCGCTCGATCAATGACTCTGGCGATCAGGAAGTAGGGGTCCTTCATGGATCCACGGCCGACCGCGATCTCGCGCAGCGCCCGGTTCATCGCCTTGTACCAGTTGCCCGTGTAAAGAAGGATCGCGGCCTTCTCCGGCACGGACAAGCGCGGTTCGTCACGGCCGCGCGCCAGATCGATGAGCTCTTGCGCATAGGCCTTTCCGACGGCCGCAGTCATCAGCGATTCCATCGCAGCCTCTTCGCCCGCAACCCTTCGCGCTTCCAGCTCGATGGCCAGGGCGTCGGCCAGGGGCTCAGGCAGCTGGGCCCGCTTTGCCTCGATCGACGCAATGATGTCGTCACTGACGGTCGCGCCCGGTGCGTAGGCCCAGCCTTTGTCGATGCCGATGGGGGCTCCCGTTCTTGGATCGACCGTTTGCCAGCCGTCCTCAAGCGCCTTCCCAGGCTTGCCACCCACCCGCTTCGCCCCTTCCCGGCTGCGCGCCCCGGTGACGTAGCAGCTGCAGCCCCAGCCGTTCGGCGGCGCGTGGGTCGCCCAGAAGGGATGGTCGGCTTCCAGGATCAGCCCGTCCCAGCCCAGGTGTTGAACACGGGGTTCTACACTACCACCGTGGCGGTAGACGTAGAAGGCGAACCCACCCTCGCGCAGCTGGGCCAGGCGACCGGCGGCATAGCTGGTGGCAAGGTTGGTCTTGTAAATGACCTTCGTTCGCCAGGCCTCGCCCTTCTTCGACCCCTCGCCCGCCCAGCCGTGCCAGCCGTTCTTCTCGACGATCTCGCGGAAGTCCTTGCGGAAGCTCTCCAGCGTCCCGCCGTTCGTGATCGCCTTGTCGACGGCTGCCGCCAGATCCGCAAGCAGCTCGGCCTTCATTGCACCCGCCACGACGAAGGCGCGGTCGTGCTGGGACTGCCACAGATCCTGCCAGGTCGCCGTGGGCACCTGGTTGGCAAGGCGGATGCGCCAAGCCGCGAGCTGCTGCGCGAAGGGCTTGCCGAAGGTGGCCGTGAAGTCGGTCATGACCTCAGTCCTCGGCTTCCACCTCGACCGAAACCCGACCCCCGGCATGGGCGGCCAGCAGGCCCATCGCCAGGACCTGCGCCAGCGTGTCGGAGTCCAGATCGGGATAACCCGCCAGCAGCATCTCGCGCAGTTCGGGCAGGCTGGTGGCCTTCGCCATCATCTCCTCGATCTGGTCCAGCATCACCTCCATCGCGGGGGCGGCTTCGACCATCATCCGGGCCGCCAGGGCGTCATCCGGGGAGGGGGCGGATTTCCGGGCCGTGGAGGCGATCTTCTCGCTCTGGGGTTCGACGATACGTCCAGAGGCCTCACCCCGTTTAAAAACGGCTCCTGCACCGTTTAAATCGCCAGATGCGCCCGCGGGGTCCGGTGCTGGTGCGGCCGGGGCGCTCCTGGCCATCAGTTTAGCCCCTGATTTGGGGGCCGACAGCCCGAACTTCTCCCGCACCTCTGCCTGGTCCACTTCCAGGCCGCGGTCGATCATCGGGCCCACGGCGTCCGCGAAGGCCTTCAGGTCCTCGGACTCCTCCCGCGCGATGATCAGCCGGGGACAGGACTTCAGAGGGAAGCCATTCAGCTGCATCCAGGGCCGGATCAGATCCCGGTTCAGGACGGCCGCCAGCGCCTTGGCGTCGGCCCGCTCGATGTCCTCCTGGACCTGTCGGTGTTCCTTGCCGGACCCCAAGCCACCGGTCTTCGCGTCCGTGGTGGCCGTCTGCCCCAGGACCAGCTTCGAGACCTGCTCGTCCAGCCACTCGGCGCGCTCTTTGTACAGGGCATGGGCCGCGCCGACGTTCGCCGCCTCGACGAAGTCGATCATCATCGACTCTGGCACGATGGCGGCACAGTCTCCGGCGATGTTGCTGACGGCCCGCAGAAGGGTCCGCTTGTCCTCTTCGCTGGCGTTCGGTCCGAACTTGCCCAGGCGCAGGGGCTGGCCATAGGTCTGGGTGAAGATCGCCCAGTCGCGCTCGGTGAACTTCTTGAAGAGGTAGGGCCAGACCGCGATCCGCGCGAGGCCCGCCCGGATCGGCAGGCCGGACTTTGCCTTGATGGTGGCGAAGATGAACTTGAAGGCGGGCATGGGCGACTCTTGCCCATGCTCGCTCAGCAGAAGCGGCGTCGTCAGGTTGTGCCGGTCGAAGCGGAACCAGAGCGGGTCGCGCAGCTCCAGCTTCTGCGGCATCCACTGCCCTTCCGAGGTGTCCCATAGGATCTCGGTGGCAGAGTACCCTTTGCCCAGCGTGTCGAGGATGTCGAAGATCTCGTCGGCCAGCTCGTCGCGGTCCAACCAGGTCTCGACCATCTTGGCCTTCTCGACGTCCTCGGCCGCGTCCGAGGCGGGCTTGACGGTGATCGGCAGCTGGCTGACCGCCAGGCGACGGGTGCGAAGAACGCCCGAATAGTGCGGATCGCGCTCCTCGATCGTCTCGGCCAGCTCGAGATAATGGATCGCGTCCCCGGCATCTGCGGCCTTCAGGATCGCCCCCAGGCGCGACGGAGTCAGGCCGTCGCCGGGATAGCCCGTGGTGGGCGACCGGACTCCGCTCGTGGTCGCGGCCGCGACCTCGGCCTTCAGCTCAGCCTTGCGGACAGGCTCGCCACGGTGGTCAAGCAGCTGGGCGGTTTTCATTGGGTTACCTCGTCGGTTTGGGCGGCGGCGGTCCAGTCGGACCTTCCGGCGGCGGAGTCCACTCCTCGGGGAAGCCCACCGCGCGCCGCTCGGTTTCGAAGCGGATGCCATATTCGCAGAAGACGCGGGCCGAGGCCGGAACCTGGCGCACCCAATAATGCTCCAGCCAGACGCGGACCCCATCGCGCATCACGACCGGGAACCAAGCGAACACCAGTTGCCACTGGCCCCGTCGCTCCGCCTCTTGTTCTGGCGTCTCAGGGACCCAGCGCATCAGATCGTTCCTCTAAGTCCGGCCCCTAGCGGCGGGCGGTAGGGGTCGCGGGCCTCGTCATCGTCGTCGGGGCCTTGCGCCGCGCTGCTCTGCCGGGTGGCGCTGATCGGGCGGTAGTCGTACTCGACCCAGCGCATCCGGCTGGCCCAATGTGCCAGGGCCAGGGCGATGGCATAGTCGCCGTGGCGCTTCTTGCCCGTCTCGCCTTCGCGCAGGGAGGGGACGCGGGGAATACCGCGTTGAAGTTTGATGGTCCGCAAGTCGGTCAGGTGTTCCGAATCCTTCGCGATGGCGATCGCGTCGTCTTCGAACGCCGCCTTCAGGGGCGGCATGTGCACCCGGTACCACTCCTCGGTGAACTTCAGGGCCATGACGAGGCCCGAGCCTTCCTCGTGATCCTCGCGCAGGCCGAACTTCCGGCCCATATCCTCGGCGACAGTCCAGCCCATCCCGGTCGCGTCGAAAGCCGCTCCGACGAGGCGACCCCGAACCTTGTCCAGGACCTTGCCGGTGATCTCCTTCTGCTCGATGCCCGGCACATTGCGGAGTTCAAAGACCAGTTCCTGGCGGCGTTTAAGGTTGGGTTCAATGGCCAGTAAACAGCCCACCGTGAGGTCAGCGACGCGGGCAAAGTCGAAGCCGAAGGCGTAGCGGGGCGCTAGATCAAGCCCGTCAAGGGCCTCGTCCAGTTCCGCCATGAACTCGGCAATCTCGATCTTCTGCTGAAGGCGGGACATGTGAAGGTAGTCCGGCGGAAGGTTCAGCCGCAGGATGGGCGTCGTCACCGTCATCCGCGCCTCGATCAGCGGGGCCGACAGCCAGGCGCCGGAGGACAGGCTGGGGACGCAGAAGAGTTCCTCGTCTGCCCCGTCGCCATAGAAGTCGATGATGTCCTGCCGCCACTTCGCCTCGGCCTCCGGCGTCCAGGTCTTGCCGGTGACCAGCGCGATCCGCTGGTACAGCCCCTCGTTCAGCGCCTGGTCGAAGTCGATCCGCAGGTGGGCATACTTCGACCGGCCCGACAGGATGTCCTGGATGGCCTGGTTGAACGGGTTCTCGGCCCCGTCGTGGGTGGAGCAGACGACGACCTGGCCGCCCCACATCAGGAAGGCGAGCGCCGCCTTCAGAAGCTCGGCCAGCTGGTCGACGAAGGCAGCCTCGTCGATGATCACCACGCCCTGCTTGCCGCGCAGCCCGCGCGGGGCGGACGACAGCGCCATGATCTCGAAGCCCGAGGCGAACTTGATCCGGAAGGCGTTGATCGCCTTGTCGGCCTCGCCCTGGTCGAAGAGCGTCTCCTCGACGGCCGCCGCGGCGCTGTCGAAGGCGCGGGCCCACATGGCGCAGGCGTCGATGAACTCGCGCGTCATCTCGCGGCTGTAGGAGATGTACATGACGTCCATCCCGCCCGCCGACTTTTGCCGACCGGCGCGAAGGACGGCATAAGCGGCCAGCCCCCAGGTCAGCCCGATCCGCCGCGACTTCTCGACAAAGAGGACCGGGCAGGCGCTGTCCAGCAGCCCGACCGCCCGCGCCTGATAGGGGAGCAGGACGGCAGGCAGCCCATGCGCTTTCACCTCGGCCGGGATCGAGGCCATGGCGGCGGCGCGGGCGTCGGCCCAGGCCTTCTCGGTCAGGGGGGCGGTCATGTGGCGAACCCCATGAAGTTCTCGCGGATCGCGGCGGTCTTGCACCGGCTCCACAGCCGCCACAGGGCATCCTGCGACTTCCGCCGCCGATTAGCGCGGGCATAGGCCCGGCGCATGTCCTTAGGAACCAGCGGCCAGTGCTTCGCGCAGATCCACTCCTTGAAGTCCGGAGCATGGGTGCGGCGACAACCGGGGACGATGCAGGTGACGCGCTCGCTCACCCCTTGCCCTCCATCCGCTCGACCTTCTGGCCCAGGATCGCGGCGGCGGCCTTGGCAACCAGCGCCCAGATGGTCTGGCCCCGGGCATGGCGCTGGATCAGGAAATCATCCGCATCGCGATCAGTGCCAAGGCTTGCGACCTCGTCCTCGGTCCACTCGACGCTGAAGTCGTCAGTGACCGTGGCGCCGTCGTTGATGATGCCGCCGCAGGGAACGAATTCCGCCTCGGCAATCACCCGCCCGTTCAGCTTGATCTCGACGGTCAGCATGACGAGTCTTCAGGCAGTGTCACGCGGTCGGGCTTGAAGATCGACCGATTGATGGCCATGAAGCCCTGCTCGATCTGGGTGCGACCGATGGCCAGCCAGCGCTTGTCGATGGTCTCGTTCGGCTGCGCTGCCAGCCAGTCCAGCGTGCGAAGGATTTCCTCTTCGGCCTGCTTGTTGGCGTTGACCAGTTCCACCGCCATCGGGCTCTGTGCCTTGTAGCCCGCCACCGGCAGGCCTTCGTGCTTCGGTTCGGTCACTTCGTCACCCCCAGGATTTCAGACTTGATCTGCTCGGCCGTCTCGGCGGTCAGGCCCTTGGCCTTGGCCACGGCATCCACCGCCTCGCCCAGCTTTTCCTGCAGCTGCGCGGTCTCTTTCGTTTTCCGGGCACTGGACAGGTTCTGTGCCGCCTGTGCCGACCGGAAGGCATCGGCCAGTTCCTTCAGCTGCTTCGGCGCGATCCCGTCGGCCGCATCGCCCAGCATGTGCAGGACGACCGACTTGATCATCTCGCCCGCGATGATGGTCAGGTCGTCGGACGCCTTGGCATCGTGCTTTTCGGCCAGCACCGCCACGATCTCGCGGGTCTGGTCCAGGCGGCGGGACAGGCGCGCCTGCCGCAGTGAGAAGCGGTTGAAGCTGCTGAACGCCGGGATGCGGAACTCCAGCTCGCCCCGATGCTCGGCCATCAGCGCCTGACACTTGGTCACGAACTCGGCGTAGATGTCGGTCTGGGTCTTGTCGCGGTCAGCAAGCTCGCCCGCCGCCCAGGCGACGATGGCGTCCGCCTCGGTCGGCAGGGTTTCAAAGGACGAAAGCCGCCCGCGTCCGGTGGCCATGGCTCATTCCCCCGGGCGCGAGGGGCGCTTGACGCCCTCGATCACGATGGCGCGGCGCAAGTGGCGGTGGCCTTTCTCGGTCAGGGTGGCGACGACGACGGTGCCCGGCTTCAGGAGGGTGACCGCCCCCATCTCGGCCAGCCAGTCGAGCTCGCCGTGCACCCACTCGCGCGGGCGATCGATGCCGAACCGTGCCAGCTCTTCGACCAGGTAGCCGGAGTGCAGACGCTCGTCGACCTGCCCGGCCAGCGCCTTCAGGATGATCAGCCGCGCGTCCTCGCGGATGATCGTGTCCATGTCCTTCACGACTTGCCCCCATGTTCCATCATCCACTCCTGGGCGCGCTCCGTCACCGCCTCGAGCGGCTTTAGGCGCTGGGTCAGGACCGAGATCACGCCGTTGAGCTCGGTAAGCTTGACCTCCAGGTCGTGGAAATCCTTCTGCTTGGGCATTTCCCGATGTGCCAGCTCGACCGCCGAAAGACGGCCGTCGAGCTTCCGCAGGATATCGGCCTGCTCCTCAAGCTTGGCCGAGTTCTTCTTCGAAGGGCCGCTGAAGATGTTCCAGACGACAGTGCCGAAGTTGATCAGGGTCGAGAGCGCGAGCGCCCAAACGATCAGGACCTGAACGGTGGTATCCTCGGGCATTACTTCGCTGCCCCCGACCACTTCGACACCATGTCTTTCAGCGTGTGGCCGCCCATGTAGAGGCCCATGTACAATCCGGTGAAGCCCAGAAGGTGCTCCCACGGCGCAGCGGGCAGGGCGATCTTCCAGATGGCGTTGGCGACATGCAGCCCGACGATCTGGTAGAACCACAGGAACAGGACGAACCACATGCCTGCGGGGCGCCAGGCCGCCTTCCAGCCGCCCTCGGCCATCTCGGCCTGAAGCAGGGTGAACTGGTGTTCCAGCCCCTTGGTGTAGAGCGCGATCAGCTCGGGCGTCATCGGCTCCACCTGGCGCATGGCGTCCAGGACCTTGCCGGGGTTCTCGTCGGCCATCGTCTCCAGGTCCTCGACCTTCGCCCCGGCGCGCGCGGCGATGGTGTTCAGGACATCGGTGGCAAGGGTGCCACCGGCGTCCCCCAGCTTGCGCTGAAGGATGGCGGCGATGGATGGCAGCCCGGATTTCAGGGCGATTCCGATCAAGGGTGCCATGTATCAGGTCTCCGATCCGGCAGGGGTGGGTTCGTGGTCGGTCCAGTTCGTTCCGGACGCGATGAAACAGGCCTTGTCGCCGGGGATCACGCCGATGACTGTCCAGGTGTCGCCCTGGGGATGGGCAAACAGCAAAAGCCGTGTCCCGTTCGGTCCCTGGCCCTCGCCGACCAGCTGTTCGTCGAACTGGTCCGCCAGATAGGTCAGGACTTGATCCACGCTGTCACACTGCAGCGGCTGGGCCTTTACGGGATCGGCCAGCAGCAGGACCGAAATCAACACGACCATTCCGGTCAACAAACCCACAAACCAGCGGGAAAAACGGGCCATCAGAAGCTCCTCAGGAAGGCCGCGGTACGCGGCATGAAGCCCTGAACCTTGGCCGCCACCACGTCGCGGTAGCGCCAGGCCACATAGGCCGTGAACAGACAGGCGGCGGCCAGGATCAACCATTCCGCGCCAGGCGGCAGGCCCGCCGCATCGAAGCTGTCCGTCGCGGACCCGGCCCCGGCTGCGGCAGGCGCAGCTGCGGCAGTCTTCGACTTCGAGGACGCATCGAGACGGCGCTGCAGAGTAGACAAGGTGGCGCGGCCGATGATCCCGTCGGCCTTCAGATCGTGGTCGGCCTGGAAGGTGACGGCTGCCGACATGATCACGCCGTCGGTATCCGGTCCGGGGTCGTAGCCCAGCTTGCGGAATCCGTCGCGGATGCGGCTGATCTCGTCTCCGTCCAAGGCCAAACCCCAGCGCGCAAGCGCCGATTCCGGACGGGCGGATTTCTTCAGGACCAAGGGTGCGTTGACGCCGATGTAGCGGCCTTCCAGCAGCATGAAGGCCTCTTCCTCGCGGCGGCGCTTCAGACCGGGCAGCACACGTCCACCCCCTTTGTTCCAGGCCAGAAGCCCGGCCTTGATCAGTGCGTCCTCGGCTTTGCCGCGCCAGCGTTTCACCCAGGTCGCCTTGTGGATGGCGCCGGTGTTGAAATCGAAGCTCGCGCCTGCATCGAACTCGTGCTGAGCCGCACCTGGCATCGCCTTCGCAACCCGAGGTTCGTAGTTGCGGTGCAGCGCCTGGCGCAGCAGGCGGCTTGCCTCCTGCCTGGAAATGACCATGCCCGGCTGGACTTTGACCACGCCCGAGGCAGACGTAAGTCCCGCGCCGATGGTCCAGATGCCCGCCGGGCAGCGGTATGCCTTCAGCACAACGCCCTCGTGGGCTTCCAGGAAAGCAAGTCCCTTGTCGCTCAGCTGCATGGCATCTCTCCGGCCAGAGGGGGGATGGCCGGAGAGGACCGGCCTTGCCGGTTCAATGTGCCCGCTGCAATCTGGGAATTTCACCTACAACGGTTTGTAGGGCCTAGCCGCCGAAGGGCTCAGAACAGGTCCGGCTGGCGGGGGTCTCGCTCACGCATCTGGTCGCCCCGAAGGTACGACGTGACGGTCACGTTGCTGACATGCAGTCTGGTGGCGATTTTGGCTTCGGGCAAGCCCCGAGATTTCAGGACCTGTGCGATCCACTTCTTGCCGATCGGCAGGCGGCGCGGAAGCGTGGTGCGGGCGGCCAGATCGGCCAGCGCCTGGGCCTTCTCCATTCCCAGGACGCGGACCAGCTCGGACCGGCCCTTGGGGTCGCGCGGGATGTAAAGGAAGGTGCCGCCGAACGCGAGAAAGAGCTCGATCGCCGCATCGACGCCAAGCGCCGTGACATAAGGCTCCAGATGCGCGGGGGGCGGCGGGGCTTTGGTCATTCGCGCCCCAGGATGTTGAAGAGGGCACGATGGTCCGCCTCCAGGCGGGCTTGCCTTGCCAGGGCTGCGTTCAGTTCTTTCTGGACATGGTCCAGCCGCTTGCGGGTCAGCACATGCCGGTCCAGCTCGGCGGTGAAGGCCTGCTCCAGGACAGTCATGCGGTCGCACAGGGCCAGCAGTGCCGCCTCCTGCGGACGCAGACGGTTCTCATCGGGCTCGACCCAGGCTTTCATGGCGCGGCTCCGAACTTGCCTGCCTCATTGCCCCACGTCGTCCAACCGGAGCGGTCGGTGCGGCTGAAAAGCTCGAGCTTGCGCGCGTTGGGCATAAGCTCCTCGCATGCACGGAATGCCTCATCCGGTTTCCGACTATGGCCGAAGGAACGTGCGTCCAGCGTGATGCAGACCCTGGGCCAAAGGTCGGTGCCCTCGTCGCTGATCTCATAGTGTTCGGTGACGATCTTTCCGACCACCGCCGACCTGGTCCCCCGTGTGGTCTTCGGGCTGCCACGGGTGCCGATCAGAAAGGGTTCGTTCGACGACCGAAGGATGTATCCCGTGCCAAAGCTGACCTTTCCGTGCGTGGACCGCTTCAACCAGGTCCCGGCCGTCTTGAAGGTAAAACCCCAGGCCTTCAGGACATCCAGCGCCTGCGGCAGCTGCGGGTTCACCGCCCAAAGCCACAACAGGCAGTCCGGCGCCGCAAGCGCCTCCACCGGCAGCGCCTTGATCTCTGCCAGCGGCATGGTCTGGTACTGGCTCTCGGGCGCTTTCTCGTAACCCTTCTCGGACCGCATCTCGTAGGACCAGGGCGGGTCGGCCATGATCAGCCCGAAGCCCCCAGCCGGACGGATGGACAGCAGGGGGTGCATGCTCATTCGTCGTGATCCTCGCGGCGGGTGCGGCGGCGGTTCGACCGGCCGCGTTGGGGAACGGACTTCACCTGAACGCAGCTCACCAGCTTGCCCTCGACCAGGACGTAACGGATGCCGTCCGAGATCGTGGCCACAGCCCCGGCCTCCATCGCGGCGTCGACCTTGAAGCCCAGCTCACGCCGCACGGCCTCGACGTCGATGCCCCGCACTCGTTCCAGGTGGCGCAGGACGGCATGGTCAGTGACATGGACCATCGGCTTCTTCACAGGTCGATCCCCGCTCTTGCGCACATGCCCTTCAAGGCCTCGATCAGCGTGGCGATCTGGCGGTGGTCTTGCATGGTGTCGATGTCGAAGATGGCCGCGCCCCAGCTCTTCTCGAACCGGGCGCGGATGAAGGCGTTCAGCCCCTTGGCCCCGCCCTGAGTGACGGCCCCGGCCTTGTGCAGCTTGCCCCAAAGGACATGGGCGAACCGGACGTCGGCCCGCTTCGCCGCCGGGCGCTTGGCACGGGACTTCCCGGCATGGGGCTTGAACCCGCGCTCCTTCAGGGCGGTGACCAGCTTGTTCAGGTCGGCCTCGTCCATGTCGTGCATGGACTCCTTGCCGGTGACGACCAGCTGCAGGTCGCGCCGGGTTTCGCCGTCGATCCCCAGCTCGCGGCAGCCGACATGGACAAGCTTCTGCAGGGCGCGGGTCATAACTTCCCCGCCGGGGTGCCAGCCTGATAGGCGAGCAGGTGCGCGCGCCATCCAGCGCAGGGCATCAGCGGCTTCTGCCCGTTTTCGGGGCGAAGGTAATGAAGGCTTCCGTCCTTCAGTTCGCAGGCCAGGCCCTTGTGGCAGTGGAACGGGTGAAGCCGGTCGACAATCGTGGCTTCGATGATCTCGGCCCACTTGTAGCCATCCGCCCTCTCCGGCGAGCCGGGCCGGAAAGCGCAATCGTCGCAAAGCTGACTGGTCGGATCAACGCGGTGCTCCGGGACGAAAAGCTGACCGCAGGCGCGGCACAAGCAGGCCTCACGGGTCCGATCCGAGAACAGCACCTGGTTGGACCCGCAAGTGGGACAGGCTTGGGCGAGACGCACGCTCATGCCGCCACCACGGCGATCAGAAGCATCGCCACGGACCAGGGCAGGACCGCGAAGCCGAGGAGCCAGGCGATTTTTGCCTTCCACTTGGCATGGTCCGGCCCTTTATGCTGCTCTTTCTCGACTACAGCAGAGCCAAGAACTACCGCCATGAAGTGGCTGGCGCACAGGAGGAGGGTGATGGCAACGAAGAGACTGAGCTTGATCATCATGCCGCCACCGCCATTTCCGTCTCGGCGGGGCGAGCCCACTCGATGACGACGCCCTGGAAGCCAAGCTTCATCGTCTCGGGGTGGTGGTCGCGCCAGAAGGCCCACATGTCGACGGCGTCGGCGAAGCCGTCCCGGATTGCGAAGGCATCGAGGTCGAGGCACGGAATGCCGTCGGTCAAGATCCGGCGGATCGCGCCCTCGATGAAGATGATCTCGATGGTCATGACCATCAGGCAGGGCGTGTCGGGCAGGATGCGCTTGCAGTGGCTGGTCCGCATCCCGGTGTAGAGCTGCAAAAGCTCGCCCGGGCGGGCATGCCGCCGCAGGCCGTGGGCGCGGATCGTCTGGGTCTTGATGCCCTGCCTGATGGGTTCCACGAACCGGGGATTAAAGCTGTAGGCCACCATCACTCACCGCCTTCCTGGCGCTGGATGCGGTCCGGGCATTCGGGCAGCGATTGCAGGCGCTCTTCGCGGGCGCGGCAGTGTTCCAGGGCCTTCACCGGGTCGCGCAGCCAGGCGGTGCTGACCCGCATCTTGCCGTCCACCTGGCAGCAGTAGCCGAAGTGGATTGCGACTTGGGGCGCGGACGGCTCGCGGTCCGGCGACTGGGAGATCGGCGCGGCGACGGGCGGCTCGACCACAGGCGGTGCCGGGGGCGGCGGGGGCGGCGGTTCCACCACGACGGGCGGGTCTTTCTTGACTGGCGGTTCGCACTCGCCGTTGCCACAGGCCAGGGCGGGCGCGGCCAGGAAGGCCAGGGCGAGGATGGGGACGATCGGGGAACGGGTCATGTCTGTCTCCTGCGGGGGAAAGCGGCCCCGGCCACGCGGCCGGGGCCTGTGGCGATCAGTTGCTGGCGTCGAAGCAGGTCCAGACGACACGCGGGTGGCCTTCGACCGGGTTCTGTTCCCGGTCTTCCAGGGTCAGCGCCTCGAACTGCGCCTCAAGGCGCTGGCCCGCAGTCTCGCAGGCCTCGGTGGTTTCGTAGGGCAACTGGACGGTGCCACCCTCGCCGTTCGTTTTCAGAAGGGCGATGAGGAGAGCGGTGGCGATTGCAGAAGCGTTCATGTGAAAGGTCCTTTAAGCTGGTGTTGAAGGTTGGATTTGGCCGGGTTCGTTCCGCGCAGGCCGGCCACCTGCCTTCACCGCCGCGCCCCGGGTACCAGCCAGGGCGCGGCGGAGCTTTTTCAGGCCTTGGGTTTCGCGGCCTTGAAGGTGAGGACATCCTTTGCGGCGACTTCGACCGGCATTCCGGTGCGCAGGTTCCGCGCGGTGCGGGCGGGCTTGTGCTTGACCTCGAAGGTGCCGAAGCCCCGGATGATCAGCTTGTTCTCCTTGGCCCACATGGCGATGCCTTCCAGCACTGCCTCCACCGCCTTTCCGGCTTCGGCGTCGGTGGTGTCGAGGCGATGCGCCACGTTCTTGATCAGGTCGGTCTTCGATGCTTGCGGAGCAGACATTGCAGTTCCTCGTGATGGTCGCGCCGGGGGCGCGGGGTGAACCCGGGCAGAACAGCCCGCCCGGGAAAGGGATCAACGGATGAAGACGTCCAACTGGACGCCCGCGATCAGAAGGACGACGCCCAGGCCGATGGCCGCGAGGGGCAGGTTCCGGACGCCCACGAAGGCACCGGCTGCGAACCCGGTGGCGAGAAGGAGCCAGTCATCCATCCTTCAAGCCTCCTCGACCAATCGGATGCCTGGAAGCTCGAGGCGGACTACTCCACTGGCCCGGAAAGCAATTGGCTTCCGACCTACGACGATCCGTTCGCCGCGCTCGGCGGACGCTTTGGTGATGAGCCGCCCCCCCCCGATAAGGCTGCCTGTGTTCACTGCAGCGCAGGCTGCAGCAAAATCGGCAAACTCGGTCTCGACGAACTCGAAGGGAAAGTCCCGCAGCTGGGCTTCCGGCGCAAACCAGACTTGGATGACACAACCAGCCATCGCCCTACACCTTCGCCAGGTCGATGCTGACGGCCTGCCACTGCCCGTCGAAGCTCTCGCGGCGGTAGCAGCGGACATAGGTCTTGGACCCGACCACCCGCATTGCATCGCGGATGGCCTTCATGGCGCGCAGCCAGCGCTCGTCCTCGATCTCCAGCCGGAGAAGCATGAAGATCTCCGACCGGTTGATCTGGCCTTCCTTGTCGGTGTTGAACGCGCGGGTCACGATGGCGCGGATCTCGTCGCGCGCACCCGCCGCCCATTCGTTCAGGCACTCGTCGATCAAGGACTTCGCCGTCTGCAGCTCGGGGCCGAAGACGATGTTGTCGGCGACCTGTACCTGCACCTTGAAGAGCCCGTCGAAGGACATCAGGGTCTTGTTGCCCTTCTGCCCGCCGACGGTGGCGTCGTACTCCTGCGCCAGCAGCGCCTCGAAGCCGCCGATGTCGTCGAAGGTGTGGGCCTTGAACCGCGCGACCTGGTCGGACAGGGCGATGGCATAGCCCATGATCTTGCGCACGACCTCGTCCTGCAGCTGGTCCTGCGCCTTGACCATCGTCAGGGGCACCAGGGCGCCCTTGGCATCGCGCATGTGTGGGGTGCCGCCGACGTCGACGATGCGGTCGGGGATCGGGGCGGGATCGAACTCACTGGCCATCTGCGGCCTCCTCTTTGACAGTGAAAATCAGCCGCGCGGGCGGGTCTTCGCCCGGCGGGATGGCGATCAGGCCGAAGGCGAGGAGCGTCCCGGTCATGGCCGCGATCTCGTCGACGGACAGAAGCGTGATGGCCCGCACGTCGTCTCGGCAGACCTTGCCGACGGCCCGGGACGCGGTTTCCAGCATCTCGCGTTCAGTGAAGGGGCGGACCTCAGCCATTGACCGCCTCCAGCTGCTCGATGAAGGACAACGCGACCTTGCGGGCCTCGGCGTCGGTCATCTGCTCGTCGCGCAGCACCTGGGCGGCGGCGAGCAGTTGCCAGGGCTTGGCAGATGGGGCATCGCCCAGAGCCTCTTCATGCGCCAGTGCGATGACCTGACGGAGCAGCGCGGCCAGCTGGTCGGCATAAAGGCGTTCGCGTGACAGACGTTGCTCGATCTTGGCAACAGCCTCGTGGACCGTCGCCATATCCCGGCCACCCAGGAAGCGACCGATCAGCGTGTAGGACGCAGTCGGATCGATCCGGCGGATGAGGAACATCAGCTCGTGGCGATGGCCGGTGACGGCGCTTGTCTGGCTCTTGCCCACCAGGTCCTCGACGGTGAAGCCTGAGAGCTTGGCATAGGCACGGATAATCGCGTCGATTGGGGGCCGGGCGGGGACTTGGATGCGCAGCACTTCGTCCGCTGTGTAGATCTCGTTCCGGGCCGCTTTCTGCATCATGGGGTTCATGCCTCGCCCTCCTTCAGGAAGACCGGGCACTTGCGGCAGGCCCGGAACATGCGGGTGCGGGTCGGATTGCCGGGGGCGAAGACCTTCGCCTTCTCCCGCCAGTCCTGGCATTCGTGGCTGGGCAGCTGGCCCATGCCAGGGCAGTCGATCCGGCCGTTCATCAGGATGCCTCGCACCCGCTCTTCGATCCGCTCGTAGGACCCGGCGTACTTCTTGCGCAGGACGGTCGAGACGACGGCGGGCGACCGGTCCAGCTGGGCCGCGACCTTCGATTGGCTCGACCGTTCGCAGGCCTGTGCCAGCGACTTGATCCAGTCCGGCAGGGGTGCACCCCAGGCTTCCTCGGCCGTGGTCATGAGATCGCTCATGCCCCACCCCCGATCAGGATCGTCTGTTCGGTGTTGGCGTCGACCAGTGCTCGTACCCGCTTCTCGCGCGGGGCGCGCGGGCCCGTGTTCTTGGTCAGCCGGTAGATCGCTTCGGTCTTGCCGGGAATGGCCTTCCGCGCGACAGCCAGGTAGCCGCCCCCCATCAGGGCGCGGCAATACTCCTGCGCCGCCTCCAACGTGACTGCGGTCTCTTCCGTCGCGGCATGGGCCGCAAGGTCACGCGGCGTGAAGCTCTTCAGCTGCCGCATGGCCGTCCACATGTTCTGCTCGGGACTGCGCGCCTTCGCGGCCAGGGCGAACTTCGCCCCCGGCTTCACCCGCCAGATCGTCCGGATCATGTGGCCGGACTGGACCAGCTCCACCAAGTCCTTCTCCAGCCAGCCGCGCACAGTCTTGCTGACCCAGCGTTCGGACATCTGGACCTTGATCGCGATCTCGGCGTGACCGAACTGCGGCAGGCTGGCCGCGTAGGCGAAGGCCGATTCCGCGACGGCCTGCATGTTCTCGGGGGCAAGCCTCATGCCACGGCCCTCCCGCGGCGGGTCAGCGCGGGCACCGCACCGCGACGCAGGGTCGGCGGTTCGCCCGTGTGGAAGGTGCCGGTCCAGTCGGCAACGGTCACCCGGCGCAGGTCGCGCGCGGCGGCGAACTCGGCGATCGAGGCGAGGTTGGTCGAGATGTACCGCATCGACGCCTGCGAAGCGGTCAGCAGCTTCTGGCGCAGCTCTGGGACGATCTCGACACCGGGGGCGTAGACCGTCACCAGGTGGCCGACGTCGTCGATCGTGGCGTCCTCGGCCTCAACCCAGGCCAGCATGCGGCCGTGGACCCGCTCCCAGGCTTGCAGACGCTGCGGCAGCAGCTCTTCACCCATCAGGATCACCGGAGCGCCGGACTTGTCGTGCAGGTGCCGGACCGCTTCGATGGTCTTTGTCGACAGGATGTGATCCGCCTCGTCGATGATCAGCGGCCGACCGGTGACAGCCAATTCCTGCGCGGCCTGATCGAACAGATCCGGGATCAGCCGCTTCGGCCGCAGACCCAGTTCGGTCACGATCATCTCGAGGAGCTTCTTCAGCCCGCCGAACGGCAGTGCCTCGACGTGGCAGGCGTTCATCGTGTTGGTGCAGTAGATCCCGGCGGTCGTCTTCCCGCGACCCGCCTTGCCGTAGAAGCAGCCCAGGCCCGGAAGGCCCGGACCCCGGTTCTGCGCACGGTCCACCAGCGCCACCAAGCGCGTGACGTTCGCCAGAGGCGCGACCGTGTTGTAAAGTTCCCCTTTGTCTGTCACTTTCTTCTCCTGCTCACTACCGCCGCCGTGGGGTCTTTCCCGCCCCCGGCGGCATCCCCTCATCCGAAAATCGCGTCCCCGAAGTCGTCCCAGATCAGGCGCTCTGACCGGTATTCCGAGGTATTCTGGAAGACCGAGAGCCAGCGCTCCTGGTCCCGCGTGACGGGTTCTCCCGCCTCCAGTTTCCGTTCGATGTCCAAGGCCCGCTTGAAGCGGTCCCGGGCTGTTTCCTCGGCAGCGGGGGCAGGCTTGCCCGCTCGCGCGGCGTCGAGATTGGCGACCACACCAGCCTGGATGCGCTCGAATGTGCTTTGGTCGATGGGTGGTGACCCGCTCGGCCGAGCTGCGGCCTCCGGGACCGGCTTGCCGAACTGGGCGCGGACAACCTTCGCTTCTGGCTTTGGCGCTGGCGCGGTCGACATGGCGTCGATGGTCATCCCCAGCTGCATGGCAGTCAGGGTGCGATGCGCTTCCACCTCGGCCTTCTGTGCCTTCAGCCAGGCCGACCGGGCCCTGGCGTGGATGCGCGCTTCGTCCATGTCGAAGAAGCCGACCTTCTGGCGGCATTCGGCATGGCCGAGATAGGCCCCATCCTGAGCATAGACGTGGACGCCAGACCACAGATCGGCCGGGTCGAAGCGGATCACCACACGGTGCCCGGCAAACTCGGTCAGCCAAGGTTCCCAAAACTCGTTGCCCTGGAAGCGGATCATCCCGCTCTTGGCATCGGCGCGCAGGCCCTCGGCCCCCAGAAGCCACAACCGGCGCTGTGCTTCGGTGGCCTTGCGGATCGGCGCGGTGGCGTAGCTTTCGTCGAAGACCGCATTGAACGACCGCCCAAAGGCCACTTCCGACCGGCGGTTCTCGCGGGCGTTGTGCTCTTCAATGCCCTCAGAGACGACCTTCAGGAACTCTTCCAGATCGACCGCGCGGCTGCCGTAATTCTCGGGCTTCGCCATGATGGTGTTACCGGTGTAGGCCCCTGCCAGGCGCGGGTCCTTGGCGATGGACTGGCACATGTCGCGGAAAGCGCGCTCGATGGGCTTGGATTGGCCGCTGTACGGCGTTGCCCAGTGGATGGTGCAGCCCAAAGCCGTGAAGAGGCCCGGGATGTCATCTTCCTTTACCTTGAAGCGAAAGCGGGTCGCGGCCCCGCCGGTGATGGCCTTCGCGGCGAATTCGCGCCCGTTGTCCAGCAGCACATGCTCCGGGATGCCCCAGGCTTCGATCATGTCGCCCGCACACAGCATGACGGCGGTGGAGTTCGGGGTCTGGTCGATGCGCCAGGCCAGAATGCGGCCCGAGTAGATGTCCTGGAAGGCCACCATCTGGGGACGGGTGACCAGCCCCGGCTCGCCAGCCACCGAGGGCCAGCGGATGAAAACGTCGAACTTGTGGAAGTCGGCGTTGACCGCCTGAAGCGCCTGAAGGCAGGTCTTGTCGCGCACCTGGCTCGGGAACAGACGTTTGACCGCGTCCACCCCCTGCCGTGCCAGCACCTGCGTGACCCGGCTGACCTGCGCGTCCAGGTGCCGCCGCATGGTCCGCTCGGGTAGGATGTCCAGCCCCTTCTCCTTGGCCACCCGCGTGGCGCGGCGGTAGGCGTCGGTGAAGGGCGGGGCTTCCAGCCGCAGATAGTCGGACTTCAGGACCTCGAAGAACTCCGGGCTGCACTCCTTGGCGCGCGGCCGCTTCTCGGCCGCGCGGTTGCGCGGGGCCAGGTAGGCGAGCCGGTCATGCGCCGCGATGCCCTCGATCATCTGGAACCAGTCGCGGATTGTCCGAGCTCCAACGCCCTCCATTTTGGCAACTTGGTCGGTAGCCAGGAACCGCCCGATGGCAGGCTCCAGCGCCTCCACCTTCTGGATCACCAGAAGGCGCGCCTCGGCCTTGGATTTCACGGTCTGCGGCAGGGCTTCATACCAGGCCCAGACCTCGTCGCGGACCTTCGCGGCGGCGACCTTGGGCGCGACGGCCTGCTTGATCAGGGCGCGCTGCGCGGCGTTCGGGAAGAGCTTCCAGCTGTACTCCCAGCCCCCACCCTTGCCGGACCGGCGGCGGGCGAACTTCGTGGTTCCCCGCCAGTTCAGCCGGTCGGCCAGCGCATCGACGCCTTGCCGGGTCTTCGGCAGATCGGGCAGACCGCTTTCAGCGATTTGCGCGGGCGTCCACCATTCCTGGGCGGGGGTGAGGGTCACTTGTACCCCCCTGCTTCTGCGGCAGCTTCGACCTCGGAAACCTCCTCGCCGCACATCTCGAAAATCTCGTCGAAGTTTGCTCGGATGAACCGCCGCCGCGAGACAGCACCAGCACGGCCCCACGCCTTCGCCAGCGCGACGAACGCCTCTTCAACGGGGTCTTTCACGGGGGCTTCATCGCCTGCTTCTGACCGATGGGCGCGCCAGGCATCTGCGGCCGATTTTGCCCCGTTCGACAGCCGGATGCAGACCTGTGAGCGCTCCCGCTGGTCGCCGATCTTGGCCAGGGCCTGAAGGTCTGTCAGACGGATCGGGGCCGGAGACGCGCGGAGCCAGCGCAACTCGTCGCGCGACAGCGCCGTGCCGATCTCGATCATCCGGCGGACGTGGCGGTCTGACAGGCCGAACTTCTCGGCTGTCGTGGCGGCAAAGGATCGAACGGACATTATGTCCATTTGATTCTGGAACTCGACGCTCTTCCGATCGCCGCCATGCTTGGTTTCCGGGTGCAGCCGCTCGTAGACGGCCTTGCGCTCGGCCAGGAAGACCGCCGTGTCCAATGGCCCCATCTCGGCCCCGGCCAGGTTGTCGTCGATCTCCATCAGCCGCGACCAGTCGTCGGTCACGTCCGTCCAGACCTTCGCCTCGATCTCGGTCCAGCCCAGCTGGCGGGCGGCTTCCAGGCGGTGGGCGCCTGCGATCAGGACCAGAGCCCCGCCCTTCTTGCGGCGGACGTGGATCGCATCCTTCATCACGCCGGTCTCAAGGATCGAGGCCTTCAGGGCCTCGACCCCGGCCTCGCTCACTGGCCGCAGCCGGTTGCGGGCGTCGATCTCGGCCACTGGCACAGGGCCGGCCATCTGCAAGGTGGGGGATTTCATGTCAGGTCTGGTGCCTTCGTCATGGTGTAGTAGAAGCGCCAGCCCTCGCCGTTCGGGGCTGCGCGCCGCTCGCAGGTGATCTCGGCACCGTGGGCCCGCAGCTCGGACACAAGGGCGTTGACTGCGATCACCCGGGCCTTCCGCACGATGTCGCGCGTGGTCCGGGGCTTGCCGTCCTCCAGCAGCTGCAGGACCCGACGCAGCCGGGGGCTGGTCAGCGGAGCCGCATGAATGCTGCCGGTGGCGCGGCTCATCTCGGCCGTCCGTTCCGCGGGGCAACCGCATGCGGGCTGTACTCGCCGCTGACGTGGCGACACGTGGCGCACAGGCGGTTGTGGATGCCTTCGCTGTCAAAGGGCTTCTGGCAGCAAAGGCAGGGGCGGATCATGCGCTTAGATGCGGCATCGGTCCTGGACTGGGCAGCATCAAGAGCGCCCTGCGCCCGTTCAGCGTGTCCGTAGAAGACAGCCTGACGATGTCCATTCGGGTCGATCAGACGCCAGCCTTTGTCCGGCACGAACTCCATGCTCCAGACCCCTGCTTTCGGTTTGGAGAAAAGGGCGTTGTCTGCTCCCATCAGACTCGCTCCCTCTGTGCCAGGAGTGCCGTCATCCGGGTCAACATTTGGCGGTCATCCAGCGCCGACAGGTTGTCCATGATCTCGTCCAGAGCCCGGCCAAACCGCACCGCCGCTTCGTCCCGCAGCTGCTGGGTCTCGGCAGACCGAATGGCCTGACGGTCGATCCGGGCAAATTGATGGGCGGCGACCAATCGGGTCCACTCGATGGGAACAGGGCTGCTCATGCCGCGTCCCCCACAAACCCGGCGAGGCACTTCTGCAGCTCGCGCTGATACCGGGCGAACCCGGGATCCAGGATGATCTCCAGCAGCTTGTCCTCGGCGTCCGTCAGCCGGGTCAGAGCCAGGTGCTCACCCGCCTCGGACAGAGCGTCGTCCTGAACGGCAATGTCCGCCGCGCGCAGCTCGTCGATGGCCGCAAGGATCGCGGCAATGCGGTCCCTTTCGACCGCCGCCTGTTTCTTGATGGCCGCGCTCATGTCGAAGGTCAGAAGTTCGCCGGGCATCAGCGCCCCCCATCGAAGAAGGTGCCGACGAACAGCACGAACGGGATCAGGCCGAACAGGAAGACGACGCCAAGGACGTCGCCCAGCCAATGGTCATCCAACCGCCGACAGGCGGAGAGAAGCTTACGCATGGGGGTGCTCCAGGTTGAGGGATGGGTAAGGGTCGGACCGTGCATCACGCGGCCCTCTTCGATTTCGCCGGGCGCGAGATGTCCTTCGGCCAGGCAAGGTCTTCGGGCCAGTTGTCCGCGAACCACTGCATCGTCCTATCGGCCGTGCTTGTTCGGCAGTCTCCGCCGCCAATCAGCCGCTTGAAGAAGTCGCCTTTGCCGAAGATGCGGACCGAGATCGCCCAGTGGCTTCTCCCGAGGTGCTGGCAGAGCTGGCTTTGCAGAGTGAGTATGTTTGCTCGCTGATCCATACGCGCGAGTTAGCCACTACAGGCCACGCTTGTCAAGCCACTACAGGCCATACTTTCAAATTTAGCCATTACAGGCTAGCCTGAGAAAATGGACGCGATTCTGGATGTCATAGACGCCGCTCTCAAGCGGAAGGGCCTGACCGACGCGGCGGCTTCGAAGCTGGCCGTTGGGCACCCTTCGCTGCTCAAGAACCTGCGAATGCCGCGCGACGGTGAGAAGCGGTACAATCTACCGTCGCTGATGCGACTGGCGGAGGTGCTGGATCTCGAGTTCTACTTCGGGCCAAAGCGGCCGACCGAGGCAACGCCCGGCATTGCGACCAACCACAGCCCAGATGATGACGCCCCTTCGGGCTTCCTCACAATTCCCTGGGCCGAAGTCAGGCCTGGCAGCGCCCCTGTGGCGTTTGCAAGAGCCTGGCTGGACAACCATGATCTCATTCCCGACCACCTCCTCGCCGCCATGCCAGACATCGTCGAGCTCGAGGGCCCTATGGTTCAGGACACGCTCGCGCTCCTCGACACCAGGCATGCGCTTCGCAAGGGCCACGGGGTTTGGTGCCTGCGGTCCAGCGGCAAGATCAAGGTCGCCAACGTCACCTTCGCCGGTAGCGTCACCGTCGTTCACACGGCTCATTCCGCCGACGAGCCCCAGGTGATCGACGGACCGCCCGGCGGCGCGCTCAGTATCCTGGGCAAGGTGGTCTGGCTAGGTCAGAGCATTCCCTTCAAAGGATCGGTTAAATGAGTGCAGCACCGCGAGCGCTTCTTAGCGCGATTTCCCTTCTGTTGTCGGGCCAGATGGCCGCCTCGGACGCGTTTTCAGACCTCGCGGACCGATGCCTGGCGGAAGTCGCAGCTGGCAACATATCCGCATTTGAAGAGACTGCGGAGGCGATCAAGAAGCGGAAGGACGTCTTCAATACTGATGCGCGTGAGAGGGCGGAAGACTGTCTTTCGAAGGGCTATGGCGAACCCTGGGAATACTGGTTTCCATCGTCGTCCTTCGAGCCCACAGCGGCCATTGCGGCAAGGATTAGGGCGGTCGAGGAAGCTGAGGCCGCCGAACGTGCTGCTGAGGCTCAGGCCGCAATAGAAGCGGCGAAAGCCGAGATCGAACGCAGCGCCAATGCCGCCAAGGTCGCCCAGCTCGTCTATGCTTCCTGCACGACCCTGCTGCGGGATGACCAGGTTGCCGCAATGACCAATCAGCTGTGCGTGGAAAGCTTCCTTTCGAACGGTCTACCTTCACCTTAGATGCCCAATTCCGGTTGCATGTTGTTCGGTGGCTCACGAGGGGTCATGGCAAGGCGTCCTGCCACGTTTTCAATAGCTTACGTGAAACATGCAACTGCGCGCCGCAACTCGCACCTTGATTTGCATGTTCCGAGGGCCGAGATGGCGGTCTTTTGGCCTCCAATGGGCACCCTAGTTACCCTTGAACCCTTATTTTACTGCGGTTTAAACGCCAGTCCTGCGCACCGTGCTTGCACGCTGACTACAGCGCGCATTCGGTGCCCAAGTCCTAAAATCAGCCATCTGTGCTGACAATGCCTTCGCGGTCCGCAATCGCCACCACCACACGGTAACGCCTTGTTCTTCCGGCGCTTTCTCGGCTGTTCCCACTTGATACCACCTTCTCCCGCTTGTGGCAGGATCAAGTGTCAACGCTCACCTGCGTGATCTGCACAGGGATTCTGCAAGGTCTGACAGCCCCCTGGCCAGAAGGTCCACAGGGTCGGGGACAAGCGTATTCCGACCTCAGGCCGAAGCGCCAGGCGCTAGCG